ACAGGTGCGCGGCCATGGACAAGCAGGTTAGATATCCTGACCTGGTCTGGGACTGCCCGATGGGGCTGTACGGGGAGAAAAAGGGGGCGGTTGCCTTGGGGAGTCGATGATTTGCCCGCGCAAATCCTGCGGCGGCGAGCAAATGCACAAAGTTTATTATGGCCAGCCTGATAAAGTGGCCTGGCGCTGTATGCGGTGTGACACGGTGTATACGTTCTGGGAGATCCGGCACGAGGACGGGGAGATGAGCAGGATCAGCGTGTGGGTGAGGAAGAGGTTCGGAGTCTGAAGATGAAAATAAAAATCCCCGTTTCCGGGGCATAGAGAATTATGCAATTCAATATTACCAAGATATAGTAACTATGTCCAGGGGGGGATGGGGTAAATTGAAGCTCAAACGTGCCACATACAGACATATTGAGGCTGAGATATACGCTTATCATGATACATTGAAAACTATGCAGGAACTGAGGGCGGATATAATCCTGGCCGGGCGGCAGGAGGAAATGGGCCTGGCCGCAGGCGGTGGGTATACGACAAGCAAAGTGGAGCGCCGGGCGACGAAGCTGGCAGACAGCCTGCTTTTGCGGGAAATGGAGCGGATAACCCAAGCGATTGCTGAGACTTACGTCCGGGCGAAGGAAGAGGCCCGGCGGGTGGTGTGGGTGAAGTACGGCCTGGCTATTGGGTGGGAACCACCGGCAGAGATACGGGCGCTGATGGAAGGTAGGAATAGGTTCGACATGTCACCGGATGAGATGGCGGAAATACTGGCGGTAGATAGGGCGACATTTCATCGGTACAGGAGTGGGTTTGTGTATGGTGTGGCTGAAAGGCTGGGGTGGTATTGAGGAGGGGAGGTAAAGTCCATGTTAGTTCCAGGTGTAAAAATACGGGTATTTCATTATGGGTGCGGCCAATATACGCAATATAGACGTACAGAACCGCGCGGCAATAAAACGAAATGCCCAAGATGTGGGAAAATGGCAGATTGGGCCTTTATCGCAAAAGCCAAGGTGAATGAAAATTTTGTTGGTGCATGGTGGCCAACTACACCAGAGGAAAAGATGGGGCCAAGATTAAGGGAATATATAGCGGAGCGAGGTTAATAAAATTGAAGGTTCCTATAGCCAAGTAAAACCTGCGACAAACTTGCGACAACTTTTCCGCAAAAATGATTTACAATATATACTAAAGGAGCCGTCCGGGAGGGCGGCTTTGTTGCAGGAAAATGCTCCCTTTCCGTTGAAGAAGTGAGAAAACGGGGGAAGGGGGGTAATTAGGTGAAAAACATCTCGGTCGAAAAAGTAATGTATGCAATACTTAGACGGTTTGCAAAAGCAATGGATGAGGACGAACAGAACCCGAACTTTAGTAAAGATGTAGGCCATGAAGCATTTGGTATATCAGAAAAGAAATGGACAAATATAATTCTCGACATGAAAAACGCAGGACTTATTGAAGGAATTGATATAATAAAAAATGGAAACAGAGATTATGATATAGTTCATATTAACAGGGCAAAAATAACATTGCTAGGGCGAAAATACTTAAAAGATAATAATATTTTTGCTAAATCCTATGCAGTTGCCAAAGAATTGAGAGAATGGATAAAACTTTAAAATAGAGCCTCCGGGCTCTTTTCTTTTTGGGGTAGAGACATGAAGCATTGGGCAGAGTGGTTCTATAAATCTAGGGCCTGGCAGGAATGCCGGGACGCTTACTTTATTAGTCAGTATGGGTTATGTGAGCGATGCGCCAGGCCAGGTGAAATAGTGCACCATAAGATAAAGTTAACACCAGCGAATATAAATAACACTGAAGTAACGTTGAATTGGGATCTACTAGAGCTTCTATGCATACCGTGCCATAACTCAATTCATGGATTAAGTAGCACAAGCGAAGAAACCATGTTTGACGATGAAGGTAATTTAGTTAAAAAATAAATTTACATGAGAATAGGGTAGCTCCCGACAAGAGGCGGCAGATGGCCAAAATGAAATATTATTGAATGGCATAGTGGAAGCTAAGAAATTTGGTTTTAATCCAAATGCGGTTTCAAATTGCGTACAAGGTTTAGCTAAAACTCATGCTGGATATATATGGGCATATATTTGATTCTGATTGGAACCCGATAGAAATAGCCCCCCCGGTCGGAAAATGGGGCTAGAGCCCTGGGGACCGGGCTGGGAAGCTTCAAAAACCTCGGAATGAAATTCTAAACGAGGGGGGGCTAAAGCGGGGTGAAACCATGGACAGAGAGCAAAAAGAAAAGCTGAGAAAAAAGGAGATCAACAAACTTGACCGGATATTCAAGAGCTTGCCGGACGATAGGAAAAAATTGGTCGAAGGTCTTAAGCAACAGGCGGCGTTCATGGTTGCTACCCTGGCAGAACTTCAGGAGATCCTCGATAACGATGGCGCCGTAGACCTTTTCGAGCAAGGAGAACAGCGGATGCTCCGGGAGCACCCGGCGGCGAAGACGTACAATGCGATGATCAGAAACTATGTGGCAGTCTGCAAGCAACTCTTTGACTTGCTCCCGGAAGACAAGAGCAAAGACGCTGCTGATGAGTTGATGGCCTTCGTAAAGAAGGCGAGGAAATGACCTCCCCAAATTATATCCTGGAATACTGGGACAAGATCCAGTCCGGGGAGATTGTAGCCTGCAAGCGGCTGAGGCAGCAGTATGAGAAACTAGTTAGCGAACTCCGCAACCCACGTGACCCGTGGGTTTTTGATTTGGAGCGGGCAAATCAGCCTATTGAGTTCATTGAGCGGTTCTGCAAACACAGTAAAGGGAAATGGATCGGGAAGCCTGTTAAGTTGGAACTCTTTCAGAAAGCTAAACTCCAGGCTATTTTCGGCTTCGTCCACAAGGAGACAGGCCTGCGCCGGTGCCGGGAAGTGCTTACCTGCATTGGCCGCAAGAACGGCAAGTCAACCGAAATGGCCGGCCTGGGCTTATACATGCTGGTGGGGGACGGTGAGGGCGGCGCCGAGGTCTACTCGGTGGCCACGAAAAAGGACCAGTCCAGGATCGTATTCACCGAGGCCTCCAACATGCGGTCGCAGTCCCCGGCGATCAGCAAGCACGTTAAGAAACGCAAGAGCGACCTGTACTTCCCGGTAACCTTTAGCAAGATGGAACCGCTGGCCAGCGACAGCAACAGCATGGACGGCCTAAACAGCCACGCGGTAATCATTGACGAGCTCCATGCTATCAAGGACCGCAACCTGTACGACGTGATGAAGCAGTCCATGGCCGCCAGGGAGCAGCCGCTGCTCAGCATGATCACAACCGCCGGCTTTGTCCGGGAGTGCATCTTTGATGACATATACGACTATGCCTGCAAGGTGCTAGATGGAGTTATTGAGGACGAGAGGTTTCTAGCCTTCATTTACGAGCTGGACGACCGGTCCGAATGGACCGACTTCCGGTGTTGGGAGAAGGCGAACCCCGGCCTGGGCACAATCAAAAACTATGATGACCTGGCGGCCAACGTGGAACGGGCCAAGCACGACAGCAATTTCCTGCCCACGGTACTGACCAAAGACTTTAACATTCGGGAGACTGTTGCCGGCGCGTGGCTAACCTTTGATGAGGCTAATAACGAGGCAACTTTCAAAGTTGAGGAAGTGCGCGACTGTTACGGTATTGGTGGCGTTGACCTCGGCGCCACTACCGACTTATGCGCTGCCGGCATCCTGGTGATGAAACCCGGAAGCGACCAGAAACACCTAATTAGCCAGGGCTTTATGCCGGCGGATACCATTGAGCAGCGCAGCAAAGAGGATAAAGTCCCCTACGATAAATGGGCCGAGCGGGGGCTGATCACCCTTTGCCCGGGCAATAAGGTTGATTACCGGTATGTTACCGACTGGTTTATCCAGGTGAAAGAGGAGCTCGGTCTGATCGCCTTTTGGTGCGGTTATGACTCCTGGAACTCCCCGGCCTGGGTAGAGGACATGGAGAACCGCCTGGGCTACAAAAACAAGGATAACCTTTTGCCGGTGATTATGGGGGCTAAGACCTTGTCGGCGCCCATGAAGGAGCTAAAGGCGGATCTGGCCGGCAAGAGGATCAACTACAACAACAACCCGTTGGTGAAGTGGGCCTTGACCAATGTGGCGGTCGAAGTCGATAAGAACGAAAACATCAGGCCGATCAAGGGTAAGAACCAACGGCAGCGCATAGATCCTGCCGTTGCTCTGTTGATAGCCTACACCGTGTTTGTCGGGAAACTGGAGGACTATAAAGGCCTGATAGGGTGGTGATGAAGTGGCCGAAAAACGCAGCTTATTCCAGAAAATATTCGGGGTTTTCCGTGACCGGCGCCCCTTGACCCAGCTTCGCATGCTTTCGGGATATACGCCTATTTTCACTCCCTGGAACAATAAGCCTTATGAGGCTGACGTGGTCCGGTCTGCCGTAGACGCCATTGCCCGGAATGCAGCCAAGTTAAAAGCCAAGCATATCCGGCGGGTGGATGGCCAAATCATCCCTGTCGGCGGTCAGATAGAGCGCATTCTCCAAGTGAGGCCGAATCCGAATATGAGCGCCTATGATTTTCTTTACCGGCTGATCACCACCTTGATGATTGACAACAATGCCTTTGCCTACCCGCTCTGGGACGGCGTCAACCTTGCTGCTGTCTGGCCAATTAACTGCGTATTGGCAGAGTTTGTGGAGGATAACACCAAAACGATATATATCAAGTTCCATTTCTTCGATGGTGAAAGCTTGGTACTGCCCTATTCCGAAGTAATCCATTTACGCAGGCACTATTATGCCAATGACCTTTTGGGCGAAGCGAACCGGCCGATTAATGCGACTTTGGAAGCTATACATACCACCAACGAAGGCCTGGCCCAGGCAGTTAAAACATCGGCCAACCTCCGCGGCATTATCAAATACCAGGGGATGCTGAAAGAGAGTGACATCAAGGCCAACCGTGATCGGTTTGTAGCAGAATACATGACAATGCAGAATACTGGCGGCATTGCGGCTCTGGATGCGAAGGCCGAGTACATCCCGCTCAATAACGAGCCTAAAATGGTGAATGCCGCGCAGATGAAAGAATTGCGGGATGCGGTTTACAGATACTTCGGGGTCAATGAGAACATCATCATGGGCAAGTATAGCGAAGAAGAATGGGCAGCGTTTTATGAAGGAACTATCGAACCCCTGGCTGTACAGATGAGTCTTGAATTCACTTCAAAACTTTTCACTGAACGGGAACGGGGATTCGGAAATGAAATAATCTTTGAGGCTAACCGCCTGCAATACGCTAGCGTGACAACTAAAGTAGCGATGGTTGAGAAAATGATGCCGATGGGATTATTAACTATCAATGAGGCAAGAGAAATTTTCAACCTGGCACCTGTTGAAGATGGAGACAAGAGATTAGTGTCTCTTAACTATGTCCAAGCAGATAAACAAAACTTATATCAATTGGGAGAAGATGTTCAAAGCGAAAACCAAAATAAGACTGCTGGAAACGAGGGATATGGCCGATAAAACAATGGTATCTGAATATCCCGACGAAAAGCAGAGATATGCAGTCTGCATGGTGCAATTTAAGGAGGGAGGCGAGAGAAAATTGGAGACGGCCAAAAAGGAAATCCGCCTGGCGGAAATCAGGGCGCTGGAACCGGGACAGGAAGAAATGATAGTCGAAGGTCGGGCCATTGTTTACGACAGCCCGGCTTTGATGTATGAGATAGATGGTCTTAAATATTATGAGGTTATAGCCCGGGGAGCCCTTGACGGTGCAGACTTAAAAGATGTGCCCTTCAAATACAACCATAGCGATGCAGTCATGGTCATGGCCAGGACCAGAAACAAGACCCTTGAACTTATTCCGGATGACCAAGGCCTTTTAATCCGGGCAAAGTTGGCCAATACGACAGCAGGCAGGGACTTGTATGAGTTGATTAAACGCGGGGACATCGACAAGATGAGTTTTGCCTTTACTGTATCCGATGATTCTTACGACAAGGATACTAGAACCCGCACTATTACAAAATTTAAGCGCATCTGGGATGTGTCGGCGGTGGATACCCCGGCATATTCAGATACATCGCTTTCCGCGAGAAGCTTTTTCGAGGCGCAGGCGGAGGCCGAGCGCCGGGCGGCGGAGGCTGCTGAGGAATTGCGGAAGCGGCTCATTATTAGAACATATCTTTGAGAAAGGGGAATTACAAAATGGGAATCGAGAAAAGACTTGCCGAGATTAATGCCCGAAAGGTTGAAATCCGTAATCTACTTGAAAGCGATCAAAAGATAGACCTGGATAAGATTAACGAAGAACTGAAGGCCTTGGAAGCCGAGGAAAAAGAACTCCGGGCACGTCTTGATGTTGCCAAGGAGATCCAGACCGGAACCGTGCAGGCCAGGGTTATTGCTACTACCGCTGAGAAGCCCGAAAACCGTACGGAAGATAAATTTGCGAGCCTGGAGTACCGTCGGGCGTTTATGGATTATGTTACCCGCGGCGTGAAATCCGATATCCTGGAATTCCGGGCCGATGCAACTACCGGAGTAGCTGATATAGGTGCCGTAATTCCGACGACCATCCTAGACCGGATCGTCGAGAAGATGGATGAGTATGGCCAGATCTGGGCCAGGGTGTCCAAGACCAGTGTGCAGGGTGGCGTAGAAATCCCCGTATCTAGCGTCAAGCCCACTGCAACCTGGGTAGCTGCCGGAACGATGGCCGATAAACAGAAGAAGACTGTTAACGCCAATATCGCTTTCAGTTATCACAAGCTCCAGTGCCGGGTTGCTGTTGAACTTGTAGCAGGGACTGTAGCCCTGCCTGTGTTTGAATCTGTTGTCTCTAATAATATTTACGAGGCCATGATCAAAGCCCTGGAGCAAGCCATCATCTCCGGCATCGGCACCGGCCAGCCCCTTGGCATTGCCGCGGATACCGGCATTCCCGCTGCGCAGATTGTAGAAATTCCTTCGGCCAGCATTGCTGACTTTGGTAAATACGATACCTGGACGGGTCTGTTGGCCAAGATGCCGCGGGCATATCGCCGTGGTGCAGTCATCATTATGAACGATGCTGATTGGAACAAGTATATCGTGGGCATGGTGGACACCACCGGCCAGCCGATTGCCCGGGTGACCTTCGGTCTCGATGGAACCCAGCAGGAGCGTTTCCTAGGCAAAGAGGTCATCCCGGTCGAGGAATACCTGCCTTCTATCGACGATGCTGCAGCCGGCGAAGTAGTGGCCATCATCTGCCGCTTGAGTGATTACCTGGTGAACTCCAACATGCAGTTGACCTATCGCAGGTACTTCGACGAGAACACCGACGAGTGGATCAGCAAGGCCACCATGATCTGCGATGGAAAACTGGCAGATAAGAACGGTGTTGTGCTTATCAAGAAAGGAGCTTAAGAGGTGATCTGAATGCTGGCAGAAGTTAAGCCGGCTTTGCGGGTGACCACGAACGAATTCGATGCCGAGATCCAGGGCTTAATCGACGCCGCCATAGCCGACTTGATTCTGTCCGGCGTCATCCCTGAAAAAGCCCAAAGCACGACGGACCCGCTGATAAAGCGGGCCGTCGTCACTTATTGCAAAGCGCATTTCGGCTATGATAATCCGGATGCAGACCGGTTTGCCAGGGCGTATGATTTGCTTAAGCAGCATTTGAGCCTTGCCGAGGATTACAACTCCCATACTGTCACCTTTACGGTGACTGCAGGGGGGCAGCCGGTGGACGAGGCAACCATCACAGCCGGCGGCATAAGCAAGCTGACCAACTCCCAAGGTATAGCCGTATTCACCACTACAAAAATCGGGATTGACTTTGATTATGTGATATCAAAGAACGGCTACCAAACCGTTACCGGCAGCATCTATGTCGACGGCTCCAAGACCGTGGAGGTGGCGCTAAATGCGGTTTAAAGAAGTAATTTACCTACTCAGCGTCACTGTTGACTATGACGAGATAGGGAACCCTGTTGAAACAGTAACTGAGCGCAAAGTCTACGCTAATGAATTTTCGATCACCTCCAGCGAATTCTACAACGCCGCCCTGACCGGTCTACGCCCCGCCAAACAATTTGAGATTTATTCATTTGAATACCAGGGCGAGGAAAAACTGAAGCATAACGGCATCACATATCACATAATCAGGACAGAAACCCGGGGCGAAAAGACCCGTCTTTCCTGCGAAAGGGTGGCCGCCGATGGCTAACGTCTCAATCGACCAGCTTGCAAATGCAATTGTAGATGCTATTCGGGAATACACCGAAGACGTTTCCGCCGCCATCGAGAAAAAAGTTGATGAGGTGGCCGACCAGGTCCTGCGGGAAACAAAGAATCTTGCACCCAAGCGGACCGGGGAATATGCCAAAACCTTTACCAAAACCAAGCAAGACGAATACGGTAAAACCAAACGTGTTATCTGGAATCGGAAGCACTACCGCCGGGTCCATCTGCTTGAATTTGGCCACGCCAAGCGGGGCGGGGGCAGGGTGCCTGCTTATCCCCATTTGCGGCCCGCATATGAGAAATACGGGGCGGCGCTGCCGGATCACATCAAGAGAATTATCAGGAACGGTGGTGGAACATGACGCAAGCAGAATTATATCAAGCCTTGAAAACCCTTGGGCTGCCGATTGCATACGGAGAATTTACCCAACCAGTTATTCCACCTTTCATTACTTACCAGTTTGTTTATTCCGGTGACATAATAGCCGACAATCAAAATTATGTAGAAGCAGGCTTTTACCAGATAGAACTTTACACCGCAAAAAAAGATCCTGTTACCGAGAAACTTGTAGAGGGCAAACTTAAGGAATTACGCCTGCCGTACAGCAAAATTGAAACCTGGCTGGACAGTGAGAATCTCCGCCAGGTAATTTACGAAGTCCAGATTATAGGAGGATGATAAATATGGCCAACAAAGTAACCTTTGGGCTCGAACAGGTCCATATCGCATTTGTTGATACGGCGTCACCGACGCCGCCAGCTTGGGAGACGCCAATCCCTATACCTGGCGCCGTGAGATTTACCCCGACTCCCCAGGGCGAGGAAAGTACCTTCTATGCCGATAACGGGCCATATTTTACGTATACATCGAATAATGGTTATACCGCCGAACTTGAGATGGCCATGATCCCGGATTCGGTGTTGGCCGAGATGTTGGGATGGGAAATCGATAGTAATGGTATGTTGGTGGAAATCGCCGATGGACAGCCGAAAGAGTTTGCCTTGATGGGGCAAGTCCTGGGTGATGCCAAAAATCGACGTTTCGTTTATTACCGCTGCAAGGCTTCCAGACCTGCGAAGGAGCATACAACCAAAGCCGAATCTACAACTCCTAATACCGACGTTTTAAACCTTGTCATCTTACCAATTGAAATCAATGGCAAGAATGTAGTCAAGGGTGTTATGGAACTTAGCGAAACAAATGCAACAGCTTATAATGCATTCTTTAATGCTGTCACCGTCCCGGCAACTACTCCTTAAGAGGTGGGCTAAATGAGAGAAATAACGATCGGCGAAAAGACCATCAGGGTCAGGGCGACACCCCTGGCCCTGCTTTATTATAAGCAAGAATTCAAAACTGATTTAGTTAGCGATCTGATAAAGATGCAGGCAATAGAGCGAGACCCTTCTAGAATTGATTCGGTTGTGCTGCTCCAGATGATCTGGGCAATGGCGAAGGCCGATGCCGGCCCGGGCAAACAATTTCCATCCTTCGAGCGATGGCTGTCTGAATTAGATAGTTTTGATCTTACCGACCAAGATCTGCTATCGGCGGTATTAGAAGAGGCTGCAGACGGCTTTTTTCGTCGAGGAAAGCAGGGTAAATAAAAACAATAAAAGCGTCCATGTCTCCGACCGGGTTGATCTGGAGTGGATAGTCGTCGGGAAAAAGGCAGGATTATCCCTGGTTGAAATCAACGAATTTCGGATAAGAGACCTGGCCACATATGTGGATATATTCACTGGCGCATACAAGGATAAGCCGAGAATGGCAACACAGGAGGATATTGACCGACTGCTGGCCTAGTTGGGGGTGATAGCATGGCAGAAACAATACGCGGAATCAATGTAGTTATCGGCGCCGAAACGACTGGTTTATCAAAAGCACTATCCGATGTCAATAAAAAAAGCCGGGATATCCAATCCGAGCTAAAACAGGTGGAAAAGCTCCTGAAGCTGGACCCGACCAACACTGAACTCCTTGCCCAACGTCAAAAACTCCTGTCTGATGCAGTGGCCAATACCTCCGAAAAGCTCAACAGGTTGAAGACGGTCCAGGAGCAGGTCAATCAGCAATTTCAGCGCGGTGAAATAAGCGAAGGTCAATATCGAGCTTTTCAGCGAGAAATCGTTAAGACTGAACAGGAATTGCAGAAGTTAGAACAGCAAGGCCAAGAAACGAAACGTTCCCTAGCAGATCTTGGGGTATCTCTGCAAAATGCCGGTGATAAACTCCGTGGCGTCGGGCAAACTATGACGCTGGCTGTGACTACTCCCATTGTCGGTGCTGGTGTTGCTGCTTTCAAGATGGCAGCCGATCTCAAAGACGCTATAGGGGCAACGGAACAGATATTCAAAGGAGCAGCAGATAATGTCAAGAACTGGGCTGATGGACTAGCTGAATACTATGGCATATCTGAGGGGGAAGCCCTTGACTATGCCAACATGATGGGGGCATTACTACAAAACATAGGGAAAATGTCTGCCGAAGAAGCTGCGAAACAGGCCCAGACACTCGTGCAGTTAGCCGGCGACTTGACCGCAATGTTTGGGGGAACAACTGAGCAGGCAGTGCAGGCACTCACAGGCGCACTCAAGGGCAATACCGAGATGCTAGATAATTATGGGATTGCCTGTAATGATGCGCTAATAAAGACAAAGGCTCTCGAAATGGGTATTTATGACGGCAAAGGGGAAATGGATTTAGCCGCAAAACAGGCCGCCATTCTTGCCCTTATCATGGAACAGACTGGTGCAGCACAGGGGCAGGCTGCCAGGGAAGCTGACGGCGCTTCCGGCTCGATGCGTGAGTTTACAACAGCGGTAAAAAACTTGGCTACTGACATTGGGGATGTTCTGCTTCCGGTAATAACGCCTTTTATACAAAAACTAAAAGATATTGTGGGAGCCTTTGGTGAGCTGTCACCTTCTACACAAAAAGCAATAATTGCTATAGCGGGTATTGCCGCGGCAATCGGGCCATTATTAATGATTTTTGGTCCTGTAATATCCGCAATCGGAACGTTGATAATTGGACTGGGAGCAATGTCCACAGCAATGGCGGGCGGAGCTACATTTGTAGCAGCACTTAGTTCAGCTTTCCCCGCCCTGGGTGCAGCAATAACACTTATTACTGGGCCTATTGGTATAGCTATTGCAGCTATAGCCGCTTTAATTACGGCCGGCGTCCTGATATATAAGAATTGGGACACCATCAAAGAAAAGCTTTCTCAAGCATGGAACGCTATTAAAGAAACCGCCGAGAAGGTTTGGAGTGCTATCAAGGACTTCTTCAAAAAATGGGGCGACGAAATACTTTTGATTGCTATTGGCCCTGCTGGATGGGTGGTACTCCTGGCAAAACAATTAGGTGCCAATTGGGATACTATAAAAAAGACTGCCGAGAATATCTGGAATACATTAAAAAGTACACTCAGTAATGCATGGAACAGCATAAAAACAACGGCCTCATCCGTATGGGATAGCATTAAAAATGCGATCTTGCGGCCAATCGAGGATGCTAAAGCAATTTTAATGCAAATTATCGATAGTATCAAAAGTGCATTTGCAAATATGAAAATCACTATACCCAAACCCAAGTTGCCTCACATAACTGTGAGCACTGCTTATAAATCAATAGGCGGGATATCAATTCCATATCCGGACTTTGATATTAATTGGTATGCCCAGGGCGGTATCTTCACCCGGCCGTCTATTATCGGCGTTGGCGAAGCTGGCCCGGAAGCTGTTATCCCCTTGGATAAGTCCGGGGGCATTGGTGGCATAACGGTCAATATGTACGGTCCGGTCACTGTCCGCGATGACCAAGACATCCACCGGATCGCCAGAGAACTATTCACTCTCCAACAGCGAGCAGCAAGAGCGAAGGGGCTGGCATAAATGGGTTATGGTTTCAGCTTCAACGGACGGCATTGCAGCGAATTTGGTTTAGCAGTCAAATCAAAAAATAGACAATTACTCCCGACGTCAAATGATATCTATGTTGATATTCCCGGCAGACATGGCAGCTTCCATTTCCCTGGGGAGCTGCAAGACCGGGTTATCGAGCTAGAGTGCGCCTTTGTCGGCACCAGCCGGGAGAATTTACGCGAAAAAGCCAGGCAGATAGCGGCCTGGCTCTACACGAAAGAGAAGGCCGTTCTTTCTTTCGACGACGAGCCGGGCAAATACTACTATGCCAAACTGGACGGCGCCATTAACCTGGAGCAACTATTCGTGCTGGCCACCTTCACCTTGACATTCCGCTGCGAACCCCTGGCTTACGGTGCCGAGGCGCAAGCCGACTTTGTAAGTGACCAGGCAACCATCACCAACCCAGGCACATTCGAGGCCCTACCCATTTTCAATGCTACCTTTACAGCTATTGCCAGTGAATGGAAAGTAACCCTAGGCACCAAATACGTCCGGGTTGTTCACAGCTTCCAGATCAGTGACACCCTTGAAGTCAACTGTGCGACCGGGGCCGTCTTAATCAACAGTGGCCGCTCCTTAGACAAATTGGACTGGCAGAATAGCGAATTCTTTGCTTTGGCGCCGGGCGAAAATACCCTGACCATCACCCCGCCGGCGGTTTGCACAGCAACAGTAAGGTTTAACCCGAGGTGGCTGTAATGGCTAACGGTATAATCATAGAGTCATCAGCAAACAACGTAATCCTTGAGCCGTCGCATAACAGTATCACCGTTGAGATTATCTACATGCCGTAGATTTAACGAGTTGTGCCATAAAGTTTATCATGGCCGATTTGCGCAACAGGGTTAAAATTAACCGAAATTTGAAGTGACGTATGCTGATGGCAGGGTAGAAACATTTCCGAATGAGGGATATATTACCATTCAGATAAATTCTGATTTAGGCTAAGGAGGCGACAATAATGCCTTATAACACTCAACAAATAAAAAGAGACCAACAGAATTCCCCTATACCGCAATATTTTAATCCAACAACTGACGTTTACGAAGCCCTTCTCGGCCGCAACGGTGCCAACCGTGTCGAACTCTATGGCCCGGATGGAAATCCGATAGGGACTACTAACGGTAAGCTCAATGTACGGGCAAGCGAAATCGAAACTCTTTTGGCCGGCGGTCTTCCTGCCGCCTTGACTGCTGGCGGTGGCTTGAAGGTCGGTGTGGTAGACGCCCTGCCTGCCGGAGCGAATATAGTCGGCCAAGTTAAACTCACCGACGGTACTGACGGCTTACTAATCAACACTAATGGCAGTCTCAACGTTGTGCCCGTTAACTCGGCGGGAACGGAGTTGTTCACGGCAGGGAATCCGGGGAATGTACAACTAACGGGCAGTATAGAATCAATTACCTCTGCTCCTGCGGTTGGCGTAAAAACCGTGACAGCAACAGCGGCAGAAATATTTGCAGAGGCTTCGGCCAAAGCAAATAGGCGAAGATTAATACTCAAAAACGAAGATCCCATTCTCAGGTTCCGGATTGGTCCTTCAACAGTAACGCAACAAAACGGCTTTCCGGTAGAACCAGGGGCTGTTATCGAAATTCAATTTGACCCGGTAACAGCAGTACCTATTTATGCAATTTCCGAAGGTGCAAATCTAAGTGTAGCGGTGATGGAGATATGACACATACCGTAACTACTATAGAAAACAATATTGCTTTATTATGTGTAGATTTCAGTGATGAGGGTGTTAATTTACAGGGCGAGATTAGAATACCTGGTGGAGAAGAAAAAGCGTTGCAATATCTTCCTTTTTTTGAGATCGATTTGCGTAATAATTATTCGTACTTATTCCCTGTTTCCGAAATCATAGAAGGGGGTACTGAAACATGAAATATGTTAGCGGTCCCTACATACAAGGGCAACTCTTGCGAGACATTCACGAAGTTGAAATCGCGCTTACCGAACGATTCTTGCGTAATGGTGTAATTACCGATGCCGCTGAACAACGTTCCTGGCGCGAACGTGTTGAAGATGCCAGTTTTGGACAAAACACTGTTATGTTTGACGATCAAGGTAATCCTTCAGTAATGGTAGTATTCCCACTACAAACCGAAGATAGTCTGCTTGCTGGAGCAAGCAATATGCCGCATCCAGCCTTTTTAGTTAATGAGGCAATAAAACCCCTGATTTACATTTCTAAGTATCAATGTTTTACTTCTGGTAGTGGGGCAACACTAAGAGCTATTGGACTTAAACATCGTGACCCAGCAACATTCATTAATTTCGATAATGCTTTGCTTGCTTGTTCTCAAAAAGGGTCTGGCTGGCATTTAATGACAAATGCGGAGTGGGCAGCTATTGCATTGTATAGCAAAAAACGAGGATTTTTACCACGTGGTAACAGTTATAATGGAGCAAGCCATCTTGTTGCATCTGAAAAAGGTATTCCTTGTTTTTATGACACAGTTTTTAGTGGTAATAAGATGGGCCGTATTTTGACTGGATCAGGACCAAATACATGGTCACACGATGGAACCCCTTTTGGTATTTTTGACCTTTGCGGGAATGTATGGGAATTGGTTGGAGGGACTCGTTTAAATGATGGAGAAATACAAATATTAGCAAACAATAATGCTGCAGATAGTAGCAAAAGTCAAAGCGCGGTAAGTACAGAATGGCAAGCAATTTTACAAGATGGTAGTTTGGTATCTCCAGGAACAGCCGATACACTAAAAGTTGATAATACAACAGTTGGTGACTCACTTACAAATACGCACGATGTTGGTGGAGACCCTATAATTAACACTACCGTTACAAATCCTATGTATATACCAAGGGGAGAATTTGAATATGGCTATTCATCGTGTAGTTTTAAAAACCTAACTGCTTCCGGAGGAGTAAATATACCAAATTTACTTAAATTATTAGCATTATTCCCGATAGATGGTACGGAACCCGGAGGTTTTTCAGCAAGAAACTATGGGGAGAAAATGCTTCATCGTGGAGGGTGTTGGCTTGATAGTGGAAATGCTGGAATATTTTCATATCGATATTACGGAAAAAGAATATACGCAAACGAAATTACTGGTTTTCGTGCGGCATATATAAATTAAAAAACTTGTTAAACTAACGGGGAGCGATAGTATATTAAACTAACGTGGGTTGACCGGGTCCGGAAACACATGGTATTATTTTCTTGCAGGCTAGGCTGGTCTGATCAACCAGCCGAAAAGCGCACCTGGAGGCGCTGCCTGCTCTGCTATCTCCAGGGCCAAAAAATATCTCACTCCAGGGAGGTATCATACCATGCGTCTCTCCGAAGCCTGGTCGGCTTACGAGGCCGACAAGCGCCTGGCGGGGTATTCCCCGCATACCTTAAAGGCGTACAAACTCCAGTCTGAGCTTATTATTCGGCACATTGGTGACAGGGAACTTGCTGAAATTACATTCGAGGATTTGAAGGAATATCTAGCTGCACAAAATCATCTTAAACCCGCCAGTTTGGGTCACCGTGTGCGGTTTTTAAAAAGTTTCTTTCGCTGGGCATACGAGGAAGGATTGATAACTGCTAACCCAGCGGCAAAGTTGCGAGAACCGAAGATGGGGAAGCGTGTACCGAAACCCTTACCTGAAGAAGATTTGGAAACGTTGACGGTATATTGCCAATCTCCACTTGAACATGCCCTGATAGATTTATTCTTCACTACTGGCTGCCGAATTGGAGAAGTATATGGGCTCAACCGTCAAGATATAAATTGGGAGACCCGGTCGATTATCGTCCGTGGGAAAGGCGACAAGGAGCGGGAAGTTTATTTTTCTATACGCTGTGCTATCCGGCTAAAGAAATATTTTAATTCCCGGGAAGATAATGAGACCGCGCTTTTTGTCACAGAGAGGCGGCCCTATCGACGAATGAGCATTGCTCAGATGAGATATATCCTTAAACGGGTAGCTGATAGGGCGGGAATAGAAACCAGCATTTACCCGCACCGTTTACGACACAGCTACGCCTGTCACCTACTTGAGAACGGTGCACCACTTGAGTTGATACAAACCTTACTCGGTCACGAGAAACTTGAAACAACCAGACTTTATGCGGCTCTTTCCGGCCCAAGAAGGCGGGAATTATATCGAAGATATTTCTAAAAATATTTAATATTAATAAGGCCGGGGCGACTCCCCGGCTTCTCTCTTGAGGTGATAAGATGCTCTACATTTTCAATCAAAACGAGCAACTTCAAGCCATTCTCAAGCCGGATACTAACCCAACTTATGCCCGGCCGGCAGGGGAAGCATATTACATTCAAATGCAGCATCCGGTACCGGATGAAACTTTGGCAGCACCGGCCACCGCCTGCCCTTATTATGACGCAGTTTATACCGAGAAACTCACCGGAGAAAACACCTTTACCTTTACCGTGCCCGCCAATCATCCTGATAGCCAGTTCGTTGTCGAGGGCAACCTGGTGGCCTTCAAAGACCTTGACGCGAACTGGCAACTCTTTGAGATTAAGCGTGTCACCGACATTCACGGCGACGGTCTGACCAGAACGACCTTCTGTGAGCATGCTCTGTACGAGCTCATAGACGACTTTATAGAGGATGTCAGGCCCACAGACTGCAGCGCCCATTTCGCGCTTACACAGGCCCTTTCCGGTACCCGCTGGCAGCCCGGCGACGTGGCCGACCTGGGCACCAACAGCACAAATTATTATTATGAGTCCGCCCTTGCTGCCATCCAGAAAGTGGCCTCCGTATGGGGTGGAGAACTGCGCTTTCGTGTGGTTGTGACAGGGGGCATTATCTCTGCCCGTTACGTTGACCTGCTATCCCGTCGTGGCGCGGAAACTGGCAAGCAGTTTACTTATAGCAAAGATATAAAGAGCATTGAGCGAGAGGTTGATTTGACCCAAGTTGCGACGGCTTTGTATGGCCGAGGCAAAGGTGTCGAGGTTGGCGAAGGCTACGGCAGACGGCTGAATTTTGCCGACGTGGTCTGGACCTCTCCCCCTGATCCGGTAGATAAACCCGCCGGTCAGGAGTGGGTAGGCGACCCGGAGGCCCTGGCAAGGTGGGGGCGGGCCGGAGGCACCCGGCACCGGTTCGGCGTGTTCGAGGACCCGGAGGAGACCGACGCAGAGAGGCTCTTGCAAAAGACCTGGGAGGCCCTCCAGGAGCGCAAGAATCCCCGCATAACCTACCGCCTGGACGTGGCCGACCTGGAGAAGTTGACCGGGTATGCACACGAGAAAGTGCGCCTGGGCGATACCGTGCGGGTGATTGACCGGGCTTTTTCTCCAGCCCTGCTGGTGGAGGCCCGGGTAGTCGAAATCAACCGCGATCTGCTTCGGCCGGAGAACACCAAAATCACCCTGGGCAACTTTGCGCCTACGTTGGCCGACGACGCCCTAAAAGTACAGGAAACCGTCCAGGTAGTTCGCGACCGCCAGGGTGTATGGGACACGGCAACGCCTTTTACTGGGCCTGTCCCTACGTCCTGGCTAGACGGCATCATTGACACCCTGCAGAACGAAGTCCGGGCTGGCAACGGCTCCGTCACTCTGACCGACGACAACGGCATCCTCATCGTGGACAATCCGGACAACCCGACCAAGGCCCTGCAGCTGTTGGGCGGCCTGCTTGCAATCTCAAACGAAAAAGACCCCGTAACCGGGGAATGGGTTTGGCGTACCTTTGGGACTGGGGACGGGTTTACGGCTGACTTGCTCAATGCCGGGCAAATACGCACGTCTCTGGTGCAAATTTTAGGCAACAGCAACTTCTATTGGGACGGCGACTACCTATATATAGTCAACCCTGACAACGGCAACGAACAGATCCGCCTCAGTAAAGATGGCATCCGCTTCACAAAAGACGGCCAGACGTGGAATGTTGCCCTGG